CTATATCGCTCAGCCAACGCGCTGAGACTACCGCCAGCATCCACACCGTGTAATGCTCTTGCCATGCACAGCGTGTCTAGATAAAAAGCGGGGCGAATACCGAACCGCCAACCAAGTATTGCCCCGTCGAAAAGAGTGTTGTGGCATAGAAGCGCGGAGTCTGACCAATCGGTTAGGTCAGTTAAGTGTTTCTTTAGTTCGTCGTGTGAACCAGAATACCAATACGCGGTAGCGTCATCGATCTTGATGCCAACCCCAATCTCTTCAAACTGCTTGTCGCGTATGTATTCCTCAGTAGTTAAGTTTTTAAACCCAAACCCCTCGGCGTAGTACGTCTCAAAATCAAGTGTTATTAGACTCATTTTTAATTAGTTTTCTCATCTCTTCGTAGGCGTCTGCGCTTTGCTTGTGGGTTTTCGCTGTCATCATTTCGTGCGCTGCTTCGTACACACGCGCAAGCCCAATCAGTACAGCGGCGGCTTCAAGGTCGTTCTCATCGCGTGGCATCTCCTGAAAGTTATTGGCTAGACGGACAGCTTGGCGGGCTAGTTTCATGACGCTTCCATGCCGCATCGAATAACTGCATACCCTATATCCCCCATGTACCCGCCACAAAGAGAATCCCCGCTTCGCGTGTAGCAAGATATTTCGCCTTTATATATGCAGTCTTCTGGGTGTAAAGGGAATGCGCCCTCGGTACTGTTGGGGTAAGGTTTGATTGCTACTGGGCGGTACTTGATTAAATGTATTTTGTTTTGATCGTCAGCGTATATTTCAGTAATCATCACAGTTTCCTTTGGCAAGCAAATGCCTGTATGTCAACACGAAACGCATTAGCGAACTTGCAGTCGCCAGCGATGCGCCCCTCAGTCTGAACAATTCCTATCCACATACCAAGTACAAACAGCATGATTGCAACGAATGACTTAGCCCAGACAGCGTTAAGCCACGCCCAGACAGCTTTGTAGTTGATAGTGTCGATAATCATTTTTCACCAATTCTCTTGATTGCCCTGCCTGACCAGAAAACACTAAACGGTTCATGTTGGAACACGCGCTTCTCCAGACTCAAGTCTTTAGCGCCTTGATAAAAACTATTCGGTGACATTGTCTTGACTAGCCGGATAGCGTCATCTATGTGTGTTCTATCTTTTGTAGCCACGTATCTTTCGTAACCACGAACCAGACAATCACGATACTTCTGTTCTAGCATCTCAGTCTCCTAGTTTTAGTCTCGTTGAACTCAAGCACACGCCTGTCATCTTGTCGTACATACTGCCCGTCACCGAATCAACAAGTATGTGCTGTATAGAAGTAACAGATGTTTCCCTGTCGTATACCTCGATCTCGAACGGTATAAATACGCGCTCTAGGTCTCCGAGGATATCACTACTAACTACCCTCTTGATACCGATTATTTTATTTTTCTTCGTGTGCTTCTTTATCAGAAACGCCATATCAACTTCTTTGATGCAGCCGTTGCTGTATCGAATTTTTCTTTCTTCAGTCACGCGTTCTTCTCCATCTCTTTCCCTGCTTCCACGCCCATCTTGTAAGCGTCTTCCCAGCCATTGACATTGACTGTTGCCGCGTCCCAACCACGCGAAAACGCCTCCCAATGCGAGGACTTCTTGATCGTATCCCAATCGTATTCGACGTAGCGATTGGATTCTTGCATCCACATAAGCCATGCTTCTTCTTTGGTCATGTGTTCTCCTCCTTGTACTGCCTCAATTTATTTTTCTTCCAAAGCATATCGTCCAGCAACTCATAAAATCTTTTCAGCCGATCTTCTGCGCCTTTACTCTGCTCCATCGCTTGCTCAACTTCTTCAGTCGTCAGCCCAACCCACTCTTTCTTGACCACAACACCTTCGTCCACTCTGTCATCGTAAGCAGCGCAGCCTCGCTCGTAACAGTCTTTGTTCAGAATCATGGCGCACCTCTCTCGCGGATAGCGAACGCGCAACTTACCCAAGACGCATCGACTCGTTCACCTTCAGCCTCACACACCTTCGCACACGCCTCGCGCTCTGCTGCTGCGACTAATTTTGCGAAACTTCTTAAAGCGTAGTGCTGATCTTTTGATGGATATGGCAAAAACTCTCTTATCAATTTACTCAATTCTTCATCAGTCATGGCGCACCTCTCTCCCTTATCGCTGCGGCTATCGCCAACGTGCCATAGCCCTCTATGCCCATCTGTTCAACCAACGTAGCTATCGCTTCACGGTCTGCTGAAGTGATAAGACGCGCAAGCGCCTCCAAACTGTTGACCGATTCTTTTACGTTGCCCTCGTATCTGTGAAACTGAAATCCTGCCTCGTGTGCCATCCTGATCAAATCTTCGCGCACTTTGTTCTCCCGATCAAGAAATAAATATTAATCAAACTTTACAAATCAATAGTCGTCCTCGATAAAATAACTCGGTACGCGATCTTCTATGCGACGCCGTATCTCAACTTTTGTTTTGTTGATCTTTGCTACATCGGGTTTGGTGTACAGCCCACGCGCATCTGGCTTTATCTTTTCAGTCACTGGTTTCAAATAGAGTTCTTCCATCGTATAAAAACTTTCTTTGCAACCTGTACAACGGCGCTGTCTTCGTATCCCCTTTTCTGTTTTTATTGTATTGACGACACATGATCTTTTATCACCGCATTGGCAAAACATAATTAAGCACCTTGAATAGACAAAAAAATAGCGATTCAGGTCACCCTGAACCGCTATATAAAAGTTAAATGTGTTGCGCGAGAATCTCACGCTCCAAGTACCACTTCGCTTTACGTAGGTCTTCTACGCGATTACCTTTGTGGTCGGCTCGTGTAATGTACTTCACCACGTTGCCCAAGTTATAGTTGAGCTGCTTGGCCTCGATGAAGTCAATCGTCTCAATCCCTCCTGTGGTGTAGTGCGGTGGGTTGTTAACAAAGTCCACATTCGAATTACAAAACTCGTAGTGCGTAACTTGCGGCACGTCTCCCGAACCCCGCATACGCGTCTTGTAACGTGGTGTAGTATCCACTGATGAGGATGGGATCAACCTCGGATTCGGCTGTACTACATACTTCGCCAACGGCGAACCCGCTGCGATTAGATCGACTACCTTATCCTTCAACGTCTTTCGCACGTAATACACATTAGCGATGTTAACGCCCAAAGCTGTTGCAATATCTTTTGGTATCGCGTTTGGGTGCTTCTTCATGTATGCGCGAATACGCTTTGCGTCAGTTCTTTTAGCCATCTTAGTTTCCCTCTCGGTTGTGTTTAAATAAATAGTCATCACGATACTCGGATGGTGGTGTCCATCCATGCTTACGCCAGACTGCTTGCACGTTCGCCCCCGGCTTCCACTTAAAGTCATCTATCAGACGACTATGTTTTGGCTGAGAGCGAAAGATTCCTGCTTCGGGTACGACCATGTAGTCATCCCCCACGACTCTGAATTTCATGGTTTATTAACTCCTCTAGTTGTGAGACGTTAGTCTCGTTAATCAACAAAGCAATGCCACCGCACTTGCGTATGTCCTCTAAGTTTTTTAGTTGAAGCGCAGTTGGCTTGCCGCCGTTGGCTTTGTACTCAACAGCGACAAACCACCCACGATAACAACCAACGTCATCAGGTACACCGCTTCGACCATACCCACCAGAGAACGGAGGAAAGTGATACATCCCCATCTTGGTAAGTATGGCTCGGCCTTGCTTCTTAACTTTAGCTTCGGGTGTCACCTTTTAACTCTTCCAGTTGTGTTTCCGTCAAAATTACCACCATGTATCGCTTGGATAATTGCCAGCCGATAGTCTCAAACCCTTCGAACGGAAGCATTGAATACAACATGATTGCAAACGATGGGTTATCATGCTCAGTCAACGTATCGTCAATTAACAGTTCAGGTTTGGCTGAAGCCTTAATCATCGACAGCTTCAGCGCAAGAAAGTCAGGCAACGTGTCCGACGTAAACTTTCGTACAAAATTATCTCCAACGAACACGGTATGTATATCCCCTTCCTGATAAATAGGAACGCGATAATACTTCTGACTCTCGTCCTCTACATTAGCTGTAAGCGGCGATAAGTACATCATACAAGGAACAACCATCTAGGCTTGGCCGGAAAGAAATCATGACGCCATCCGTCAGTATCTACTCTGTAGAGACCTAACTCCTCGTTGTAACTATCACGGCCTAACGGAAAGAACTGCTCCTCGCCAACGAACCTCATGTCTGGGTCATCCTTTTGTCCAAGTACTTTGTACATAGCCAAGCGAGAGGCGAAGTCTGGGTCATCCATGAATCTATCAACGCGCTCACACTTGACTGCTACAGGTCTAGCATCGTCTACACGATAGTCCTCATCAAGTTTGATGCCAATGTTTATCTCACCTTTGAGGAACGTATCTGTGCTGTCGTACATGAGAAACTTTACTGGTTTGTCAAACACTTCTTTGACTATATTTAGTTTTTCCTCTCTAGTCTTATCGACCTTATCGTAATCGTCAAGAATTTTCTTAAATTTCTCCATTGATTCTAACGATAGATTCTCCAAAGGCTGATAGCCAAAAGCTACCTTCAACAAACGATGCAGAGACTCGCCGTTCAGAGGATTATGTTTACCCACATTCTTTTGTTTTGCCAACACGATATTAACTAGATCGTAAAAGTGATTAAGTTTGACAAACACCTCTAACGAATCATTGGGCAACAGGTGATACTTTTCTATGTTACGCATCAGTACAGACACTTTCGCGGCAGCATAGGTCATCCTGTCCTCTGTCGTACGCCCGCGCTCCTTCGGTGTAATTACTGTGCGGAAAGTGTATTGCCCATCACGATTAAAACCAGCAATACCCAATACCATGCCCTCGTTGTTTGCTATGTAGAAACAGTTGTTCTCGTCGTCTACAGACCAGTTGGATTGTTTTATCCCTATCACATGCAGCTTGTACTTATGAACAATCTCACGAACCAGCGGGTATGCTTTCGTCATGATGATTTGCGATTCAGCTATACGTGAACTCATAATTGGATGGATCATGTTATTCCCCTTCGATGATTAGTTTCTTACCGCTTGGTGGTACAAAGCGGCTGTTGCCTTTCACAAGCCACAGCGTATCGACTGTCGCCGCCCATTGGATGTTGTCCTCAAGGTAACCGTCAGTCAGTATCACCGCGCAGTCTGGTGTGAGTTTGTTCTTGATGATGTACTCCGATACACAGGAAGCCCGTGTACCACCGCCGCCTTGTGGCTTAAGTAGCTTTCGGATGTTGTCGTAGTCATCAGTAAACACTTGCTCCCCATGCACATGCGTATCCCACCACAGCACACGTACCTTCTCTGGCCTACAAGTCTCACACGCAGCAGCAATCTGTACTGCTACCGCAGCCAAATCTGCGTCACCTATCGAGCCTGAAGTATCCACAGCGAACAGCACTTCTGTGATGGTCTCAGACTCAACGCTTGGCGCAAGAATGTCATTGGCAAGCAAACTGCGATTGAACCTACGCCACGTTAGTTCATCTGCGCCACGTACCGATGTCTTGACGTAATCCTGCAACTCCTTACGCCAATCGACAGGGGATACCAGAGACTCCTCTAGCTCTCGCGGCATCTTAGTTCCAAGCCGACCAGCAAGCATCCCGCCCTCGCGCAACGCTTTGCCGATCTTCTCTTCTAACTCTTTCATCTCTTCCGGTGTCTTACCCTCCGTACCTTGTGCGTCATGTTCGTCGGAGCCTTCGGTTGAATGTGTCTTACCGTTAACTACGACTTCACCCTTCCCTGAACCGTTAGATTGTCCGCTACCGTCCGGCTGTGTCCGGCTTTGTCCGCTACTGTCCGGCGGTGGTGGGTTCTGCTTCTTGAGATCGTTGTATATCTCACGCACAGACCAGCCATCGTAGTGAGGATCAAAGATGCCCCCCTCCGGTAGCTTGCATAGCTTCTTGTCATTCAGTCTGTTGATGATGTTGTTGACCACGATGTCCATTGCCACGTTAGCCAGCAAGCGGTTCTCATCCATCAAATCCTTGTGTCGAGGAATGTGCATCAACGCTACATGTAAATTCTCATGCAGAATCAACCCGCGTAGTTCTTCGTCACTCAGCTTCTCAATGAACTTGGCTGAATACTTCTTGTTGAGCCCATCGGTGTACGCAGTAAACATCTCGTCTGATACATGAGATTCACCTGCCATGATCACGCCTGAGTACAACGCCGTCTCTGGATGTCGCATCAATGCGATATGATTCTTTTTCATCCTCTCTTCTGGTGTGATGCTAATCATCGGTTCACCCTTTCCTGAACTGTTAATCAAAGATACTTGTAGTTAGTCATCGCCCATTGCTTGACTGTCTCATTGCCAGCAGCCAGCTTGGTGGTGCGCTTGTTGTCCAACAGCATCGTAAAGAAAAGACTCTGTAACTCGTCTTGCTTCATACGCTGAATGAACTGCATAAAGCTAGACAAATCATCCTGCGTTTGAATCTCATCGACTGCATTGATCATCGTCATGCACAAAGCCGCAATGTCCTCTGGAAGAATAATTCCCATTGGGTCTTTGATAATTTCTCTGACCGGTGTTACTTGAGACTCCATGTCGATGAACACAGACAACAGCTTCGCACCCGACAGGCCAATCGTGCCAGCCAACGCAACATCAGCCGCCGCTTTGCCCCACACGTTGCGGTTCTTGACGATACGGTTGCACTTCGACAACGAACGTGGCGAGATGAACGATACCGTCTGCGTAGGCTTAGTCGGGTTGAAGATGAACTCGTTGTTCTCCTGCCCACCATCCATGTAAGAGTTCAACACGCGAGGATTCATAGCAACGAACGCACGAATCGTCGAACTGATACCGTTATCACCAGCCCACTTGATCCAACGCCGAGCATCAGGCTTCTCCATACGCATGAGACAAATACGGTTGCCCTGATGCGCTTGCATCGCGTCACCCACACCATCGCTTGAGTTATTAGATGTAGCAAAGACGATAGACCCAATAGGCAGCGGTCGATCACCTACCATGCGCTCTAACTTCAGGCGAGTAAACAGCGTACCCATCAGCTTGGGAACCTTGAACACCTCGTCAAGCATGATTACTTTAGGCTTGTCCGAATCTAGCTTGAACAGCGCGCCGATGTATTGCTCAAGAGACTTCTCAACGTGATTAGGGATAGTGCCAGAGATGTCCATGTAGTCCTTCGATGGGCAATCCACGTAGATGTAGTCATACTTGTCTGTAGGACAAACGTCTTTAGGGCGACGCCACTTGTCGCCATTGTTCTGAGCAATGAGTTTCAGAATAGATGTCTTACCTACTCCGGGCTCGCTGATAATGACAGGCGTGACATGATCGTCTGATTCTTCAGTTGTCTCTGACATTACAGGAATCATCGCAGCGAGCTGCTCGATGTTGACGGTGTCGGTGAAATGAATCTTAGCCATGATTTGTTTCCTTTCGGGTTGTGAGTTAATTAGATACTACGTGGTGCAAACTTCGACAGGATGTCATCCATCTCGTCTTTTACTTGTGACCGTACTGCATCTGAATCACGCAACGCTTCTGCATCAACGCCGCGCAACGCTAGGTCAAGCCTAGTTACTGCTTCATCCAACGCTGAATCGTTAGTCAGGTTGAAGTCTTTGAAGAGACGACAATACTCTTTCGCCTTGTCCACCGTACCCTCGTATATCTTGCGCTTCTTCTGCTTGGTCTCGCCATCGGTCGTTGTTGTCTCATCGTACCCGCAGCAATGCGCGAGTGACTCCATGACATCAACCAACCTCTCTACCTGATCGTTCAGGATGCCCTGAACTATTGTTTCCGCTTGGCGACTGTAATGTGTATTCAAGTCATTAGCCAAGTCCTGCGCTATCGCGCACCGATAGTCGCCCACCGGAACCTCGCTGGTGTACAGCGTGACCCCGAACTTGTTACGCACCTGATCCACCGTCGGGTAGTCATCGCGGTTAAACATATCGCCCTGCGCGAACGCCATGTTCGACACCGTTGTGTTGTAGTTGTTACAGAAGTTGTCTAAAAGACGCGTGAACTCAATCTCGTGCCAGTCAAACTCCTGCATGAACTTGGGCAACGCTACGTACGGCAGATAGTCCTGCGACTTGTTCCACGGATAGGTCGAACGCTGTATCCAGTTGTAGATCGTCTGACGATAGTTCAGCAACGCCTTGTGGTCGACGTTGTTCGCCAGCAAGTTTTTAACGAACCTGCCTGCATTCGTATCGGCTTTCTTTGCGGTAGTAACCTCATTGCTGATGGCTCGGTCTTGCTTGGTAGCTGACCAGACGTTGACCTCGACTGCGACCAGAAGGCCGCTGGTTGCGAGTGACGTGATGTGCTGTGGTTTATTGAGTTCCATGATGTTTCCTTTCGTTTCGTTGATGAGTGATTCAGGTGACCCTGAACCGTTAACTGCGTTGCGTGCTACTTTCCCTTACCACACTATAATTATACTATAACTTGACATATTAGTCAAGTAGTTTACTCGTGTTTTTTAGATGACCCAGAACCATAACTGCGGATACGTGTAGGCAACCCAACCACCCAAGCACGTAAGCGCAGCTGGCGCAGCCGCCAGAGCAAGCAGAAGCCAGTTACCCACGGCGCTTGCCTCCCCTGACGCTAAAGATTTTGTCGCCATCCTCATCCAGCACCGCATAGCCACTTTCGGTCAGCTCAATAGCCCAATCCCTACGCGCTATGCGGTCGAGCATGTACATAATCTTATGCCTAAAAATCTTTTTACTGACGTGTTGTGCTACTACCACACAGCCAAGTACTATCGTTGCTATCTCGTAGAAGTTATCCATCTCATAGTTCTCCATGCGTTTCTTTAAAAGTGGTTGCTTCGCTTCCAGTATCCCCCTCGGCTACCTGATCCGCAGTCAAGTTGGCTATCTGCACCAGCTTCTCCTCCACCTGCTCGTCGGTCAGCCAGCCGATCACGTCACCCTCTGAACAGACATCTTTCGGGTAGATAAGTACGTAGTTACCCCCCTCCCCCTCGAACCGGATAACGCCTAGCTCCCACAGACCCTCGTCGCCTCCGTAGGTAAACTCACCCCTGACAACAGACGCACCAGCCCCGTTGGGGAAGCGGTAAAGTTTCTGTACAGACGTAGGCTCATGCTTGATCACCACGTCGTAAGGTCTTATATCCATCCCATCCTCCCTTTGGTCTTGACGATCAACGCCAGCCAGAATTCTCTCGCCTGACGGTCATGGTCTATTCCCCGGAGAACGCGCTTGGCATCGCGTATTACTTTCTTATATCGTTTCATTTCAGCCCTCCCTGAAGAGTTACTTTCCTCACGGCTGCATCAGCCGACGCTGCGCGTACGAACGCCGCTGTCCATGCCTTCGGATGCCAGCCGCACGTACCTAGTTGCCCTTGTGGGCGAACACACCACTCGCCATTGCGTAGTTGAATAGCTTCTAGTTTCATTTCACCAGCCCTCCCTTGTTGTTCAACCCCTTCAAGTCAGCCAAGTCTGTGACCAACACGTAATTGCTCTTGTGCATCGGTGCGATGGTGCGCTTGATCCCCCGTGCCGCTTGCTCTCCGCATGGTTTACAAGTCTTTGCCCCGATAGCCCACCTAGCTAGGGCGTACTCCGCCCCGCACAACATGCACTCTGGAACGTAATCTTCCATGTCACCCCTCCCTGAACTGTTAATCAATGTGTATGCTTCGACTGAGTCTGAGTCTGCCGCCGCATAACCCTGCCTCGTAATGCTCCACATCGTCGTAACTCTCGCCCACACGCATAAACTCGTAGCCGTACTTGCTGTCGTGATGCTCCGCGCAGAACGTCTCCTGAAAGTCAGTAAAGAGTTTCTCTAGCCGACGTATGGATGGATAGTCTGGATACCACTTCCATTGCTCCGCAGTAAACACCACCTCGGTATCATGGAACTCAAAGTAATCTATCTCATCGTCGTGTATGTGTTGCTTTAGCCACGTAGTCATGATTGCGCCCGCGCCCTTGTCATCGGGTTTGCTGGTGTACATGATGCACGTCACGTCAGAACGGTAGCCCATCTTCCCCTCCCTTCGCATAGAAGTTGTTCGATATAGCCACGTCGATGTTCAAGTCCAAGTACCGCCGATATGCGCCCAGACGTACCACGTCGCTGTCTTCGATAGTCCTGTACACGTTGAACTTCACCCAGACATGTTCTAGCGCATAGCCCTCGGTCGGCTCGTCACCCTCGCCCCACCACACGCTGTCATCGTCGTAGTCAGGCAGGAACGTCTCCTTGTAGTCATGGATCAACGCGTTTAACTGCTCGTAGTCGTGTGATGTATGAAATGTTCCACCCACGATAATCCCACGCGGCTCCATCACGTCACACCACCCGCCGTATGACGTGTTGAACCCCTGCTTTTCCCACCACCCCTTGAGAACAGCAAACTCGCCTCTGGCTCGTGCCACCTGAGACTGTTTGTCCTCCTCGGTGTAGTACTTCAGGATACGGTTGTCCACCTCAGCAGTCGATGTGTAAAAGGCAACGTGTGCCTTGAGAAGTTTTATGCTCATAGGTCACAGTCTCCACCCAACCCCTGCATGTTCTCCCACAGGTCTAACTCCAGCTGAATCCACAGCGGCATGTCGTCGGCTTCGGTTACTGTGGCTAGAAACTCCTGCTCGGCATCTGCCAACGCTTGACCCATCAGGTCAGGCATATTCTCGCGCCATTCTTGCATCTCGATCATTAGTTGTTTGATACGTCCCATGATGTTGCTCCTTTCGATTAATTAAATAACAGTTCAGATCACGCTGAACGCTTGATCGTCACCGTCGTAGAACCAGTCTGTGTAACTGTAGATACTGCCCTCGTTGCTGAAGTACTGCCCATGCAGCGGCTCTTCTACGTATTCTTCGAACCCTGCTTCCTCCAGAGAAACTATTAGGCCACGCTCCCGCGCAACGTCTTCCCACTCCATCTCATCGACTAAATCAAACATGGTGAACCCTTTCGTAAATAGTGAGTCAGGTGACCCTGAACTGTTAAATAAAAATGCTGGTGTTGGATGCTATCTAGCTACATTGCTCTCCAACAGTATAATTATAGCATAACTTAACATATAAGTCAAGTTGTTTGGGTGACTTTTTTAGGCAGGGGTTTGTTCTGATTTTGGGCTGGTGAGATGAGTTTTGGAACGAAAAAAGGGCTGAAAACCCGCATTATTCCGTGAGGGTGTTCTGAGGAAAATGGTTGCCAGAACAGAAAAAGTACGCGTAAGTGTTTGTATTTCTTATTTTATTTTTTAACATAAACTATATATAGTTGTTCTGTTCTAGAAAAAATATGAGTACGCTTCCTTCGGAGTGAATTTTGCACTTGCCACAGGACTCGACCGATCCGTAAAAAATCGTGCGTTTCCCTCCCCCTACCCCAAAAACACCGGAACATTGGAACAAACGCTGAAAACCCGCATAAATCCTAGCTTTTCTTGTTCTGCCTGACCCTGTTTGTTCCGGCTTTTTTGGAACAAGCTATCGGAACAAGGCAACTCAGCGTCATTTAAGCAAACGGTAAATGATGCAACTCACAATAATTTCCGCCGAACGAGCCTTTTCCATCAACATGGTGTAAAAGTTAATTTAACGAGTCAGGCATAGCTGAACTCTTATTTAACGCGCTTGCCCGCGCACGCGCGAGGACAAAGAACTGGTTTCAAAAACGCAGGCGCAAAAAAGCCGACGCGTCTTGCGACGCGTCGGCTAAAATTACTTCACATCATACTCTTTCCAGAATGCCGCACTAGCTCTTGCTAGTTTCTTGCTATCGGCAGTAGGATCATTTCCCCTTACTTCGGCAGTCTTGCATCGGGTCTTGAATGTCTCAAACTCTTTTTCCAGAAACTCAATCATCGCAAGAGTAGCTGCTCTGGTCTGCGTTTTCGGATTACGTCGAGCATACTCTCGCTTTGCCGCAGCTATCAGATCATCCATGCAATTCTTGCAATACTTGTTGACCAGATCACGTAAAGCAAAGATCACATTGTACTTAGCAAGATCATCGCGTTTCATCGCGCCGATAGCTTGCTGTGTGAAAGAATACGCATATGCGACGCCGATATTGACTACTTCTAGCGGCTTTGCATCCGGCGGCAGCTGGTCTACTGGAATGTAATTCCCGTCGATTACTGCGTATTCAGTAGCTGGATTATTAGCCTCATACCGCTTACGAAAACCAGCTTTAAGCTGGTCAATGTCCTCTTTAGCGGGCTCTGTTAAAAAGTTTTTAATGTTATCTAAAGCATACGCGCCATTCTTTTTGAGAATGTCCGAGCTACCAGCTACTGAATAGCCGAAAGCCTCAAGGTCTTTGAAGGTTGATTCTACTGCTACTGCGATTTGGCTTTTCTTTGCCATGATAATGCCCCTTTGCGTAAGGATTAAACCGGCACTAATTTCATCCGGTAATTATGTTATAGCTGATATCTAGCGAGAAAATCAATGTTTCAGGCATGGGTGAATCGTTAATTAGCGCATGACGCACACGCGCTCTGGCACGCGCGCGAGGACAAATAACTGGTTTCAAACGCAGGGCGAAAAAAAACCCTGCCAACCTTTCGGCTGGCAGGGTTGAGTGTTACTGCTTGTTTAACATCTCATACTTGACCTTGAAAGCGATAATCGCTTCGCGTAAGGCCTTGCTGTCTGCGGTAGGATCGTTCCCTCTCGCCTCTGCTGTCTTGCAGCGCTGATTCCAAGCATCAAACTGCTTATCAAGGAACTCACCAAAAGCCAGCGTAGCAGCGCGTGTGGTTGATTCAGGATTGCGCTGCTTTTCTACCTTCCTTGCTGCTGCTTTCAAGTCTGACAAGCAGTTGAAGCAATACTTGTTTACCTTGTCACGCAGGTCTTGCAATATTTGATACTTGGGCAAATCCTCAGCCTTCAGCGCACCATATGCTTGCTGAGTGAACGAAAAGGCGTAAGCCACACCAATGTTGACGTTCTCCAGTACCTTAGCGTCAGCCGGTAGTTGATCGCGTGGTATGTAATTACCGTCAACGACAGCGTAAGCAACATCGGGGTGAGTTTCACTGTAACGCTGACGAAAACCTTCTTTCAGTTCGCTGATTGCTTCCTTAGCCGGTTCGGTAAGAAAGTTTGCAATGTTATCCAAAGCCCAAGCCCCATCGAGGCGTGATGCGTCAGACTTTTTAGCCACGCTATAACCAAAGTCGCGGTAGGACTTGTACGACACTTCCTGTACTGCTAATGCAATGGCAGTTTTCTTAGCCATGATATTGCTCCTTTATGTAGTTGATAAAAGGCCAGTATTTATCTGGCATAATTATCTTTTAGCTGACACTACAGATAAAATCAACGTTTCAGGATAGGCTGAACCGTTGGCGTGCGCGCTTGCGCCCGCGCCCTGACCCACGCGCGACGACACATAACTGGTTTCAAACGAACAAAAAGAAGGGGGCCGAAGCCCCCTCGATCAGTCGTTGTACATGTTGTCGTACTCATGCACCTTCCGGCCTTCCTTCCACAGTTCCACATACAGATAGTGGCGCGTGAGCAGATGGAACAGCGAGACAGCGTCAAGATACTTATCGCAGTAGAAGCTGCGGATGATGCCGTCGGTTTCTTGAATAGCAACTTTGTAGTCCATGGTATTTCCTTTCGAAGTGAGGGGGCCGAAGCCCCCGGTGGTTTAGCGTTGCAGCATGAAGCGGGCGAGTACTAGCATTGCACCTACACCATTGTTGCCATCCATATCATTAGCAATTAGGTAAGCATCACTATCTATGATGTAGCGTGGCGCCGACCAATACTCTGGGCCGTCGTCACCGTGCCGTGCTATTACTGAGTCGTTGCAGGTGTACCAATCAAGCAAACCCCTATCACTGTGCATCGAGCCGATGTATTCACAAGCCTCACAATCGTGAGTCCATTTAGAATGCATAGCCTTTCCTCTCAGAATGCGTGTAGAGCGCATTGTCTTTCCTTTCGAAGTGAGGGGGCCGAAGCCCCCATTAGTTAGAAGCGTGCGCCGAGTAAGCGTCCGCGTTTGCCGATCAGTACAGTTGCACCAACCGGGTAGCACTTAGCCCAACCAAGTGCGTCGTCGTAGTCACGAGCAAACCGTACTGACTCGATGCTTTCCCACCGCGCGACTACTACGTAGCAGGTTAAGCGATACCACAATGTCCGTATTGGATGGGCATTGAGATTAGCTTTGGTGAATTTGAATAACAGCTTCTTTGCCATGATGTACCTTTCGGATCAGGTTATACGATACGGGTTCGCATCGCATGATTATCTTATAGCCGACATATCCCCCATATGTAAAGTTTCCGCCCGCGACCCCACCGTACCGCCACCCCCCAGAATGCGTGCAGGTACCATCGCGCGCCCATACTCTCGGATACGCACAAACGACACCACCAAATCCAAATTACTGATCCAAACCCCCCTTTCAATCATCCCCATGACACAGCCCACCCGTCATGTCACAGCCTTCTATCTAACATTTCTTTCGCCTAAACAAAAAATATTTCACAAAAATTTTCCAAAACTTAGTTGCTAATTTAACAAGCATTTACAACTGAGCAATACCTGCTATATTCCACGTTATTCTGTTAGGCCACAGAAAGCCGATATGAATACACTTCTACCCGACATCGAGGATGACATTCCTCTCCCAGCCTCAGCTACTGAGGCAATGCCTGACCTCACCCCGCAAGAAGAGATTGAGATGCGGGCGCGTACTATTAAGTTAGTCGCTGATCTAAACAACAAATCTATCGAGCCATCGTCTGAGCATATTAATCAGGCAAGAGAGCTTGCACATCAGATGGTGCATAACCCCGCGCACCGCCCAGACTTTGCTAAGTACCCAAACGAGGTCATGGCTTATCTGGCGGGCATGGTGGCGCAGAGCAACTGCATGATCGTTGAAGAGCTGTCTGATCTGAAACTATATGTAGTTAACAAGCTAGTCGCTGAAATTGAGAACGCCAAAGACCCCAAAGCGAGGATTGCGGCGCTATCGAAGCTTGGCGAAGTCGATGGTGTTGATGCGTTTAAGCGTCGTTCTGAAGTAACTCACAAGATAATGAGTATTGAAGAGGTCGAAAAAGAGCTGCTTGAGACGCTAAATACGTTGGAAGATCAGGTTATCGACGTGGAAGTACGCGAAACGGGGGCGGGACTTGGCACTTGATGCACTAAGACTATCTACCGCAGACATAAATAAGCTGCGTGCTAGGCTTCCCACCATGCCGGAGAAGCAAAAACGGCGTACTGCCGAGCTATTAAAGAAGTACAGAGAAGAAGTAACCCGCGAAATAGGCAAAGAATCGTTCTTAGACTTCGTAAAACACGTCTATCCGGGCTATAAAGTGGGCCCACACCACTATAGACTGGCAAAAATCTTCGAAGAAATTGCTTCTGGGGCGAAAAAACGGGTGATTGTGAACATCGCCCCCCGCCACGGCAAGTCAGAACTCATCTCATACCTCGCTCCAGCGTGGTTTTTGGGCAAATACCCGCAAAAGAAGGTCATTATGGCCTCACATACCGCTGATTTGGCGGTGCAGTTCGGTCGAAGAGTGCGAAACTTGGTTGGATCGGAGGCATACCGTGACATTTTTCCGCAGATTGAGCTACAGGCGGACTCAAAGAGTGCGTCTAGGTGGGGAACCAATTTCAACGGGGAGTATTTTGCTATCGGTGTTGGCGGTGCTCTTGCTGGTCGTGGTGCTGACCTATTTATTATTGACGACCCCCATTCTGAGCAAGAGGCAAAACTGGGACGACCCGAAGTGTTTCTACCAGCGTGGGAATGGTTTCAGTCAGGACCAATCCAGCGACTTATGCCGGGTGGGGCGATTATTGTAGTGATGACCAGATGGAGCAAACTTGATCTCACTGGGCAAATTATTACGCAGATGGAGCGTAGCGAGGATGTGGATCGCTGGGAAGTGGTGGAGTTCCCGGCAATCGATGAGAACGACCAACCTCTCTGGCCCGAATTCTGGCCGCTTGAGGAGCTGCTGGCGAAAAAGGCATCACTGGATATTCGATACTGGAATGCTCAGTACATGCAGCAGCCAACGTCGGAAGAAGGAGCGTTAATAAAACGTGAGTGGTGGCAGATGTGGGACAAAGACGACCCGCCACACTGTGAATTTACGATCATGAGCTTGGATGCGGCACAAGAAGCCAACAACCGCTCTGACTACAACGCCTTAACAACGTGGGGCGTGTTTTACAACGAGGAAGTAAACAACTACAACATCATCTTGCTTAACTCTATTAAGAGACGTATGGAGTACCCGGAGTTAAAACAGTTGGTGTTGGATGAGTACCGTGAATGGGAACCCGACTCATTCATCGTGGAGAAGAAGTCTTCTGGTTCCGTGTTGTATCAGGAGATGAGGCGTATGGGTGTGCCGATACAAGAGTTCACACCGGGCAAGGGGCAAGACAAGATTTCTCGCGTTAACGCTGTTTCTTCACTGTTTCACAGTGGTGTGGTGTGGGCGCCGCACCGACGCTGGGCGATGGAGGTTATTGAAGAGTGTAATGACTTTCCGTCTGGCATAAATGACGACTTGGTGGACTCGACTACGCTGGCTCTGCTCCGCTTCCGGCAAGGTGGGTTTATACGACTGCATAACGACGAACCTGAAGAAATTCAGCTGTTTAAGTCGAAGAGGCATAGAGGATATTACTGATGAGCATCGAAAAAGGATTGTATGCAGCCCCGCAGGGGTTAGGGCAGGCCGTGATGGAGCCTGATTTAGAGATTGAGATTGAAGACCCAGAAGCAGTCAGACTGCGAACTGAAGGCCTAGAGATTGACATTGAGCCGAAAGAAATGGACGACGAGGACTTTGAAGCTAACTTAGCTGAAGAGTTACCTGAGTCAATTCTGTCGCAGCTTGCGGGCGATTTGATTGAAGATTATGAAGAGGACGTAGCCAGCCGTAAGGATTGGATACAGACGTACGTTGATGGCCTTGACCTTTTGGGGATGAAGCTTGAAGAACGGACAGAACCTTGGGCGGGTGCTTGTGGAGTTACACACCCTCTTCTCGCAGAAGCACTCGTCAAATTCCAGTCGGAAACGATCATGGAAACTTTCCCGGCTGCTGGGCCGGTTAAGACGAAAATTATCGGTAAAGAGACTCCTGAAAAGAAAGAGGCGTCTGAACGCGTCAGAGACGATATGAATTATCGTCTGACAGAAGAAATGCCTGAATATCGCCCTGAACATGAGCGTATGTTGTGGGGTTTGGGCCTGTCAGGTAACGCGTTTAAAAAGGTTTATTTTGACCCGTCCTTGGGTCGACAGACTTCAATCTATGTGCCCGCTGAAGACGTAGTTGTACCGTACGGCACATCAAGTCTTAGAACAGCAGAACGTGTCACACATGTGATGCGTAAGACTGAGAATGAGATTAGAAAGCTGCAAGTCGATGGGTTCTATCGTGATATTGATTTAGGCGAACCGATAGACACTATTGAAGAAGTAGAGAAGAAAATCGCAGAGAAGATGGGCTTCCGCGCTACTACGGACAGCCGATACAAGCTTCTTGAGATGCAGGTAGATTTAGACTTGCCGGGGTATGAGGATGAGGACGAAGATGGTGAAGAGACAGGCATTAAACTGCCTTACATCATTACTATCGATAAACATAGTCAGAAAATTCTGGCTATTCGCCGTAATTGGAAGCCTACAGACAAGCTAAAGCATAAGCGTACGCACTTCGTTCACTACGGTTACATCCCCGGCTTTGGCTTCTATTGCTTCGGGTTTATTCACTTAATCGGCGCGTACGCGAAGAGCGGTACTTCGATCCTAAGACAGCTCGTAGACGCAGGCACTTTGTCTAACCTGCCGGGCGGTTTGAAAGCCCGTGGGATGCGTATTAAAGGCGACGACACGCCGATTTCCCCCGGTGAGTTCCGTGATGTAGACGTACCAAGCGGGGCTATTAAAGACAATATCTTACCGTTGCCATACAAAGAGCCTAGCGCAGTACTGGCTGGTTTGATGGATAAGATCATTGAAGAAGGCCGACGGTTCGCTAACGCAGCTGAATTGCAAGTGTCTGACATGTCGGCACAAGCCCCGGTAGGCACCACGCTGGCTATACTTGAGAGAACTCTAAAGATCATGTCTGCTGTGCAGGCACGCATCCACTACTCGATGCACGAGGAGTTTAGGTTACTCAAGGACATCATCAAAGACTTTACCCCACCAGACTACGACTACGACCCAGTAGACGGTGATCGGAGAGCTAAGCAGAGCGACTACGATCAAGTGGATGTGATCCCGGTCAGTGATCCGAACGCTGCGACGATGAGTCAGAAAGTCGTGCAGTATCAGGCGGTACTACAGCTGGCACAAACAGCACCACAGCTCTATGACATGCCACTACTACACAGACAGATGTTGGATGTGTTGGGCATTAAGAACTACACCAAGCTTGTACCGATGGAAGACGACACGCGCCCGCGTGATCCGATTACTGAGAATCAGAATATCTTGAGAGGCAAGCCTGTTAAAGCGTTTATCTATCAGGACCATCAGGCACATATCGCGGTACACATGGCGGCGATACAAGACCCGAAGATTCAAGAAGTAATAGGACAGAACCCACAAGCGCCGATGCTACAAGCAGCAATGATGGCGCATATAACCGAGCATGTGGGGTATGAGTACCGCAAACAGCTTGAGGCAGCTATGGGCTTTCAGCTTCCGAACTACGAGGCAGATGAAGACATCGAGATTCCGAAAGAGATGGAGCTGCAAATCTCTAAGGCCGCAGCACAAGCTTCACAACAGCTATTGCAGCAGCATCAGCAAGAGGCTCAACAGAAACAAGCTGAACAGCAGATGCAAGACCCAATCATTCAGATGCAAATGCAAGAGTTGCAGATTAAACAGGCTGAAGTCCAGCGGAAGATCGCCAAGGATCAGTCTGATGCAGCTGCACGCATGGCGCAACTGGAGATTGAGAAGCAACGTATTGACGCCCAGAAAGAAATCGCTGGGGCAAATATGGCAGTTAAGTATGAGCTAGACAGAGACAAGCTAAACAAACAACAGGAAGCCGAAGGCTTCAGAGTTGCAGTTGATCTGCACAAACATCGTGAGCAACAGGCGAATAAACCTCCTCCACAGAAAGAGAAAGGTAAGAAATGAATGTCATAGAAGCCATCCTTAAAGAACTACGTGAGCGTCGGGCACAACTATCTGACGGGCTTGGTAACAGTTCTGCCAAGAGCTTTGAGGAGTACCGGTTTATCTGCGGTGAAATTCGAGGTCTCACCGCAGTTGAAGCTTACATAATCGACCTCGCAAAACACTTGGAGTATTCAGATGACTGAACTAGCCATCGCTACAGAAAGCGGTGAAGTGTCAACACTGCCACAAACCGCAGAAGAGAAGGCAACTCAACTCCCCGACCCGTCGGGGTACCACATATTAGTTGCCATTCCTGAAATAGAAGAGAAGTATGACAGTGGCCTAATTAAAGCAGGCCAGACCGTACATTACGAGGAAGTCCTTAGCACGGTCTTCTTTGTCGTGAAACTCGGACCAGACTGTTATAAAGACGACAAGAGATTCCCCGGTGGCCCTTGGTGCAAAGAGGGTGACTTTGTCTTGGCTCGTCCAAACAGCGGCACCAGACTGAAGATTCATGGACGGGAGTTCCGTCTAATTAATGATGACTCTGTCGAGGCCGTAGTCCAAGACCCACGCGGTATTTCACGAGCATAAGGAGACAGACATGCCTATGGAACAAACTGAGTATAAGTTCCCCGACGAGCTTGAGAACGAGACTACGACAGCGGAAGCTGAAGATGAGGACGAGCTTCTTGTTGAGATCGAGGACGATACCCCTGAAGAAGACCGTGGTAAGGAACCACTTCCTGCCGATATTGTTAACTCTTTGGAAAAACCGGAGGATGGCGGGGAGTACCCCGAAGAGGTAGTCAGCCGGTTTAAACAGTATAAGAAGGCTTGGCACGATGAGCGCCGGGAGAAGGAAGCAGCATTACGGGAACAGGCGGAAGCCCTACGTATTGCCCAAAGCCTTCTTGAGGAGAACAAACTTCTCAAGACGACCCTGTCTTCTGGAGAGCAAGAGTATATAGCCACTGCCCGGTCAGCAGCCGAGACTGAGGTCGAGGTTGCTAAGCGCAACTACCGGGAGGCGTATGACTCCGGCGACGCTGAGAAGTTAGTTGAGGCACAGCAAGCCCTAGTGGATGCGTCCTTAAAGTTGGATCGTACAAAACAATATAAGCCCACTTTACAAGATACAGAAACTGAGGTACAACTCCCGCAACCTCGGCAGGAACAAAAACCAGCCGACCCGAAATTCGCTGATTGGCAGCGCCGTAACTCCAACTGGTTCAATAAGGACGAGGAGATGACGGACGCAGCGATGGGACTGCATAAAAAGTTGTTTCGTGAGTACGGCCCTGAATATATTGGTACTGACGACTACTACAAGCGCATTGACGAGACTATGCGCAGGCGGTTCCCAGAAGCCTTTCCAAATGCTGCTGAGTCACAAAAATCTCAGCAAAAAAGTAAGCCGAGTACCGTCGTAGCATCAGCTAAGCGGAGCACGGCTCCGAAACAGGTGAGGCTAACAGCTACACAAGCAGCGTTAGCAAAGAAATTCAAACTGACCCCGGAGCAATACGCCCGCGAAGTCCTTAAATTACAAGGGAGTTGATTATGAGCGAGAACCGACTTACTAGAGAATTAGAAGCCCGTGCGCAACAGGAACGCCCTAAGCAGTGGGCTCCTGCTGAACTACTACCAGAACCTGATAAACAGGCTGGGTTTGCGTATAGGTGGGTACGCGTTGCTACGCTTAACAAAGCTGACCCCAAGAACATCTCCGCTAAATTGCGAGAAGGTTGGGAACCAGTAAGGATTGAGGAGCAACCTAAATTTAGACTGCTAGTCGACCCTAATAGTCGTTTTAAAGACAACATTGAGGTCGATGGGCTACTGTTATGCAAGACGCCTGAAGAGTTTGTGCAACAGCGTAATCAGTATTACGCAAACCAAACCATAGCTCAGACGAATGCGATTGACAGCAGCTTCATGCGCGAGAACGATGTTCGTATGCCTCTTTTTGCTGAGAGAAAGTCTACGACCACGTTCGGCAAAGGTGGTTAATCTCAATTTTTGGAGTCAAACATGGCATATCCGACTGTAAATGCCCCTTACGGGCTAAAACCGATCAATCTGATCGGCGGTCAGGTGTTTGCGGGCCAGACTCGTGAACTCCCGATTGCAAGTAACTACGGTACTGCTATCTATAATGGCGACATCGTTCGCCTAGATGGTGGCACTATTGTTAAAGAGACCGGCACGACTACTGTTAACGCCAATGGCGTGACTGGCGTGTTCCTTGGTGTTAGCTACACCAATCCATCGACCGGCCAAAAGCTGTTCGCTAACTCATATCCGGGCAGTGTTGTTGCTTCGGACATCGTGGCTTATGTCGCTGATGATCCTGATCAACTGTTCAAGGTTGCTGTGACTGGCGGCGCTACTAGCTCCACCATCACTCCAATTTCGGGCACGATCTTGGGCAACAACATGGCTATTTCGCAGCCAGCCTCGAACACCACTATTTCGGGTAACTCGAACATTGGTGCTTATGATTCGGGCAGCAATACTGCGCAGACGCTACCGTTCCGTGTCGTTGGCCTCGTTGAAGAGACTACCGATTCCAGCGGTAACTACAGCGAAGTTATTGTTAAGTGGAATGCTCCGCACCCAACCATCACTATCGACTTCACGGCTGAAACCGCGTCGGTAACTCTGGCTGGCGGTCATTCTTATCTCAACCCGAACGGCCCAGATAGCGTATAAGGGAGTTAAATCATGGCTATTTCACGCGCACAACTACTGAAAGAGCTGCTCCCCGGCTTGAACGCTTTGTTCGGCATGGAGTACTCGCGTTATGGTGAGGAACACAAGGAAATCTACGAAACAGAGAGTTCCGAGCGTTCGTTCGAAGAAGAAACCAAGCTGTCCGGCTTCTCGGCAGCTCCGGTGAAAAACGAAGGTTCTGCGATTGCGTATGACAATGCGCAAGAAGCATGGACTGCACGATACAACCACGAAACTATTGCTCTGGGTTTCTCGCTGACCGAAGAGGCCATTGAAGATAACCTGTATGACAGCCTGTCGGCTCGTTATACCAAGGCTCTGGCTCGTGCTATGTCGTATACCAAGCAAGTCAAAGCAGCAAACGTGTTGAACAACGGCTTTAATGCTTCCTATCCGGGTGGCGACGGTAAAGCCCTGTTTGCAAACAACCACCCACTCGTCTCTGGCGGCACTAACTCGAACATCCCTTCGACTCCTGCTGACTTGAACGAAACTTCGCTGGAAAACGCTGTGATTCAAATCGCTGCGTGGACTGACGAACGTGGTCTGCTGATTGCTGCGAAACCACAGAAGCTGATCATCCCACCGTCCCTCCAGTTCGTTGCTACTCGTCTGTTGGAAACCGAACTCCGTGTCGGTACCAACGATAACGACGTGAACGCACTGAAGAACAACGGTTCGATCCCCGGCGGCTACACGATCAACCACTTCTTGACCGACAACAACGCATGGTTCCTGACCACTGACGTTCCAAACGGCATGAAGCACTTTGTTCGTACGCCTCTGGCGAACTCGATGGACGGTGACTTTGACACCGGCAACGTGCGTTACAAGGCTCGTGAGCGTTACTCGTTCGGCTGGTCTGACCCGCTGGGCATGTACGGCTCGCAAGGCGCGTAATAGAAAAGGGGGCTTTACGCCCCCTTTTTTGTAGTATATAAAGTAGGTATACCGGGTTTACCCGGTGCGTCAAACAGGCACCCGGCCTGACTTCATGCAGATTGACGCACCTAACCGCATGAGGAAAAATATGGCTCTTTCTACTACCCAAAGTATTTGGCGTTCGGGTGGCGGCGACACGACTCGTACCGCGTATTGCGGTTCCGGTCTGATGGCTGCTCAGTTCTACATCCCTGACGCATCTGAAACCGCTAACGTGCTGGTTTCTTCTGTTTCTGGCGCACCTGCACTTATTCTCCCAGCTGGCGCAGTTGTCGTTTCGGTAAGTGTTATCACTACCGGCGCGGGTTCTGTTGACCTTGGCACAACCGGCTACACCAGCGGCACCGCAACACCTGCGGCTATCGCTAACAACTTGTCTGTGGCAACTGCCGCGACTACCAGCATTGGTACTGTTGTGACCGGTACAGCTTCTACCGAGATGGCTTACGTGACTTCCCGTAGTGACACAAGCGGCAACAACCCTGTTGCTGGCATCATCACTTACTTCGTCACCGATCCGCTGGTTGGTCAGCAAAACGTCTGATAAGGAGGCATCACCATGATGCAAACAGACGTAAAAGCCGCGCAGGTAACCTCTACCAATACGGCGTATGGCGCTCCAACCCGTGTAAAAGCGGTAACGGTCAGCTACGACGAAAGCGGAACTGTTGTTCTAAAAGACGGCGGTTCCGGCGGTACGACGAGGTTTTCTTTTACGGCTCCTGCGGCCAAGGGGTCAGTACACATTCTGTTCCCCGGCGAAGGCATCAAGTTCAACACGGATGTACATGCCACGCTGTCTAGCGCAACCATTGTGGTGTTCTATGGCTAAGTCTCCGGCGTGGCAAAGAAAAGAAGGGAAGAACCCCAAGGGCGGTTTAAACGCCAAGGGGCGGGCGTCGTATAACGCGGCGAACCCCGGTAAACCCGGATTGAAAGCGCCACAACCGGAGGGTGGGCCTCGTAAGAAATCATTCTGCGCCCGTATGGAAGGAATGAAAAAGAAGCTTACGAGTTCCAAGACAGCGAGCGACCCTAATAGTCGTATTAACAAATCTTTACGAGCTTGGAAGTGTTAACCGTGGACCTAGCATTCGTTTGGAATGGCGCGTTGTCGCTGTTTGTGGGCTTGTTTGCGTATATTGCCCATGAAAAATTCTCTGAGCTTGCGCGTATCACTATTCTTTTGAATAAGACGCGTGAAGAAATTGCACGGGATAACGTGACAAAAGCGGAAGTGGATCGTATTACTGATCACATTGATCAGAGATTCAATAGGCTGGAGAATAAGATTGACCAGCTAATTGAGTCGCAAAGGAGAGTTTTATGAAAAAGAAGGCTAAAAAGTTCGGTACTGGGGGCACCATCCTTACCGGCTTAGGTGCTGGCTTTGTCGGCTCTGCTATATACGACAAGCTGATGAAGAACAAAGAAGATAAGGAAGACAAGTTCCAGAGCTTGAAGTCTGTAGACAGTAAAGGCCGCTCGCCGCAGGAACAGATAGATAAGCAAGTCGGTGCTAAGTCAGTAGAGCCTGAGACTAAAGCTGCGCCAAAAGAAGAGACTCGTGAAGAGTATCTTGCGAAGAAGGTTAAGCCGATCAAAGAGACCGGCACTTTTTCTGGGTCTGATACAACTGAACCTGATACTGACGTTAAAGACAACACCCCCGCACCTGCGCCTGTTAAGAAAGTTTCGACATCAAAGCCAACAGTGTCGTCATCTACTGCTGTAAAAATGGCCCCGCCTGATAACGCAGACCTTAAACCTAAGTCGGTTCCAAAGGCGCAGCCTAAAAAACCAGAAACTAAGATGCCTTTGCCATCTAGTGAGCGTCCGTCTAAGCCTTATCCAACTGGCAGTAAGTATGATCTTGAGGATAAAGCTAAGAGCGAAGATAAACCAAAACCGGCTAAGCCTAAGACTGCGCCTGTTACTAGGTATTCTAAGGACAAGGAAAAGGGCAGCGATAGTAAGTTTGTGCCACGACACCTGCGTAATACAACTCCGTTCAAGAAGGGCGGTATGGTTAAAAAGTATAACGGCGGCTCCGCTTCTAGTCGAGGCGATGGCATTGCACAGCGCGGCAAGACTCGCGGGAGAATGGTCTGATGCCAAGCGTCTCAGGTAAACAACACCGTCTCATGGCTGCGGTGGCAACTAATCCAGCTGTGGCAAAGAAAACTAAGATTCCACAGTCTGTGGGAAAAGAGTTTATGGAAGCCGATAAAGGCAAGAAATTTAAAGGAGGCGGTGAGATGAAAGAGTCAATGAAGAAGGTTAAGGAAGAGATTGGCTTCATGAAAAAGAAGGGTGCTCCTAAGTCCATGATCAAACATGAGATGGCTGAAGCTGGTATGAATAAAGGTGGCGGCGTCAAAAAGTACGCCGCTGGTGGTCTGGCTGCTGGTCACAAGTCGGCTGATGGTGTTGCCCACAAAGGCAAGACCAAAGCTAAACAGGTGACGATGAAGAGCGGCGGTAAGGCTGGCGGCAAGTATTGCTAAGGAGATTGAGATGAGACCTATCAAACCAAGAGGACCTGCTGGCGGTGGTCGTCCTATGCCGGGCCCCGCTGTAAACGTACTACCTACTAGGGGTGGCCCTGCTGGTGGCGGTATGCCCGTTGGCCCTGCTGTGAACGTATTGCCTAATAAACCGACCGGCGGCGCTCCTATGATCGGTGGGGGTGGTCCGGCAAATCCGGCGCCAATGCCAATGCCGCGTCCTACTAGTATGCCCATGACTAATGTAAAACCTGCTGCGCCGGGAATGGGCATGAAGAAGGGCGGTAAGGTCAAATCGTCTGCTTCAAAGAGAGCAGATGGTATCGCTCAACGCGGTAAAACTAAGGGTAAGATCATATGATGCTTTCTCGCGGGATGGGCGATATAAGCCCAGCTAAGATCAAAACCATCAAAAAGCGTGATGGTAATGAGCCTGTGAAAGTGTATAAAAAGGGTGGCGAGGTCTGGGATAAGCCTCGCCCTAAAGGTCTTGGTAAGCCAAGTAAGCTTAGTCCTGAGAAAAAGTCCGCTGCAAAAGCAGCGGCTAAAGCCGCCGGGAGACCTTATCCTAATTTGATAGATAACATGCGGGCAGCGAGGGGGTAGTTATGGCTGGTGGCGGTCCAGTTGGTCAAGTAGGCAATCCGGGGGCACAGAGTATGCTCTCGTCTTCTATGCAGAGTATGCGTAGAATTAATCCGTATGGGGGCGGTAATCCTTATACCCAAGGGTTTCAAAACTATTCCAACTTTTCTCCTAGCCCCCCTCCTAGTATGCCGGGGTGGATGCAGCAAGCGCAGGAAGCGCAACAAAAGTTTCAGCAGAGTAGTCCTTATACGGAATACATGAACAAGCAAAAAGCGTTGCAAGAAGAGTTTGAAAACAGTCAGGGGTTTAAGGATTTTCAAACCCAGATGCAAGGGTTCCAGAAACAACAGCAAGAATATCGTCCACCGTTTTCCCCGTATGGCGGGATGTATGGTGGTCTTGGTCGCATGTATTTTTAATTTAAATAATCATGGCCTTTACAACTAGTAACACAAGTTTCAACCCCGACCTTAACGAAATTTTTGAAGAGGCGTTTGAGCGTTGCGGGCTTGAGTTGCGTACCGGCTATGACTTTCGTACGGCACGGCGCAGCCTTAATTTTCTTATTGGTGAGTGGGCTAACCGAGGTATCAACTTGTGGACGATTGAGCAAGGCTCAATTAATTTAGTACAAGGGGTGGTTACATATGATTTACCTAATGATACCGTTGATCTTATTGAACATGTTATTCGCACTGATTCCGGACAAGGTCCTAACCAGACTGATCTAAATATAACTCGAATCAGCGTATCTACGTATTCAACTATCCCAAATAAACTAACGCAAGGCCGTCCTATTCAAGTTTGGATTAATCGGCAGAGCGGGCAGACGACCGATTTATTGGGCGCAACCCCAAAGTATCCACAAATTAATGTATGGCCTGCACCAGACCAAGGCACGCAACTAAACCCATATTACGTGTTTTATTACTGGCGGTTAAAACGTATTTATGATGCAGGTAATGGAACTAACGTAGTAGATATACCGTTCCGTTTCCAGAACTGTTTAGTAGCGGGCCTTGCTTATATGATTTCTGTAAAAAAGCCGGAAGTTGACCCAATGCGCATCCAAGCTCTAAAGGCTATGTATGATGAAGCGTGGGATTTAGCGGCGGGCGAAGACCGCGAAAAAGCGGCTGACCGTCTAGTGCCACGGGAGATGTTTTTCTAATGGGAAACAGGTTTGCTAGTGGCAAGAATTCTATTGCGGAGTGTGACCGTTGTGGATTTCGTTACAAGCTGAAAGAACTGAAGAAGCTAACGATTAAAACCAAACAGGTTTCGATTAAAGTATGTCATACCTGTTGGGAACAAGATCATCCGCAGTTACAGTTAGGGATGTACCCAGTGCAAGACCCGCAAGCTGTTCGGGAGCCAAGACCGGATTTAAGTTACCGCCAAGCTGGTTATACCGGATTGCAGCTGACGTTGAACACTGATTTTGGCGACCCTTCGGGGGGTAGCCGTATTATTCAGTGGGGGTGGAACCCAGTAGGGTTTGGTAACGGCGGGGATTTTCAACTAGCTATTAATGACCTTGTAGGTCTTGGTCAGGTAGGGACAGTAACAGTATCTATTACTTAGGAGTAGATTATGGACAGCATGAAGAAAGTGGCTAAGGCGGAAGTCAAAGCACACGAAAAGCGGATGCACAAAGGTATGGCTAAAGGCGGGGTGACCGGCGAAGCCATGAAGAAGATGGGCCGCAACATGGCTCGTGCTATGAATCAGCGTGGGTCTTCAAGGAGCCGATAATGGAAAAGATTAAATCCGCACCGCCATCGGTGCTTAAATCCTATTCTGGTAAAGACTGCATGAATGAGATGAACATTGGTGCTGGTGTAGTTACTAAGGGTAACTATAAAGAGCCAAAAACCACTGGTATCAAAATTCGTGGCACAGGCGCAGCAACTAAAGGTTTAATGGCACGAGGCCCAATGGGTTGAGGTGAAGCGTGAACTACAACGAGTTGTTTATTGCTATAAAAAACTATTTGCAAAACGACTTTCCGTCGAATATATGGACGGATGTCGCGGGTACCGGCACGACTACATCTAACGGCACGGAGCAGATAGACCTGTTTATTCGACAGGCTGAAACCCGCATTTACAACTCGGTTCAGCTACCTGTCCAACGAAAAAATGTTACTGGTACAACTACCTTGGGGAACAAGTATTTGTCTCTCCCCGCAGATTGGCTATCAAATTATTCTATAGCCGTAGTTACGCCAATTACCGGAGAGTACGAATACTTGCTAAATAAGGACGTAAACTTTATTAGGCAAGCTTTTCCTTACCCCGCAGTTTCTGGTAAACCCCAGTATTACGCCGTTTTTGACCAAAACACTTATATATTAGGTCCTACGCCTGATGCGGCCTATACCATGGAGATGCACTATAACGCCTACCCTGCGTCTATTGTAGACATAGGCACTTCATGGCTTGGAAGTAATTTTAGTACTGTCCTTTTATATGGCTCTCTAGTAGAAGCTTATATATTTTTAAAAGGTGAGGCAGACCTTTTGCAAATGTATCAAGCAAACTATAACGATGCGCTCAATCAACTGAAACGGTTGTCAGATGGTTTAGACCGTCAAGATGCGTATCGTTCAGGCCAAACTCGTGTTCAAGTAACTTAAAGAGGATTTATGGCAAGCGCACAAGGCGTCGGAACGGTTGGTCGGTTCATGGTGTACACCACATCAAATCGTGGGCATTCACCAGAAGAACTAGCAGACATGGCGATGGAACATATTATTGCTGTGTCAGACACCGCGCCCGAACAAATAAAAATGCAAGCAGAAGCGTACAAGGCAAAACTACATGAAGTGCTTGTTAGGTATATGAAAAAAGCTGTCGAGCAGGACCGTCTGACCGTGTGTCGCCAGCTTGAGGACTCTGGTCAGGCTCAAATCGCAGATATTGTAAGGAGAATGTAATGGCTATTACTCAGGCAATGTGCTCGTCTTTCAAAGGCGAGGTTATGCAAGCACTACACGACTTTGATGTTGGTGCTAACGTTTTTAAGCTCGCCTTATACACAAGTTCGGCTACGTTGGATGCGTCTACTACTGTTTACTCCGCGACTAATGAAGTGCCAAACAGTGGTTCGTATTCTTCTGGTGGTGGCTCACTAACTAATCAGGGTGTGACAGTGTCTGGCACTACGGGCTTCACAGATTTTTCTGACTTGTCGTTTACATCAGCAACAATCACAGCGCGTGGCGCTTTGATTTACAACAGCACTAACGGTGATCGTGCAGTTTGTGTGCTTGATTTCGGTGGCGACAAAACATCGACCGCCGGTACGTTCACCATTATCTTCCCAGCAGCTACCGCGAGTGATGCAATCATTCGTATTGCGTAAGGTGGGGTTATGCCGCTTGTCATTGCAGATAGAGTCCTTGAGACAACAACCACTACAGGCACCGGCACGATAACACTTGCCGGGGCTGAAATTGGGTATCAGTCTTTCTCCGTAGTTGGTGACGGCAATACAACTTACTACACCATTGCTGTAACTGGCGGCACTGATTGGGAAGTAGGTATCGGTACCTACACCGCGTCAGGTACAACGCTATCTCGTGACACTGTTTTAGCGTCCTCTAATTCCGGGAGCCTTGTTTCGTTTGGTTCTGGAACCAAAAACGTCTTTGTAACCTATCCCGGTGCTAGAGCGGTGTATTACCAAGCCGCTGGTGGCGTTGTAGTCACAGACAACTCTTCTAACGATGCGCTCCGCATCACACAGACAGGCACAGGTAACGCGTTGGTGGTGGAGGATAGTGCTAATCCTGACAGTACGCCATTTGTGGTGGGTGCTGATGGTAAATTGCTGATTGGTGTTACATCAACTGCTGATGCGCCACCATTACAAGTTAATTCATCTGTTACTTATCCTGTAAATTTTAATGCGTGGAGAGGAACCGGAACGCCCGGAAGCACCATAGCCCTTCGTCGCAGCAAATCAGACACAATTGGTACGCAGGCAATAGTTGCTGATGGAGATCAGTATGGGGCTTTAAATTTCTTTGGTAGTGATGGTACAAGCTTCGTTAACAGTGCAAGAATTGCGGCAGATGTAGACGGTACTCCCGGCACTAACGATATGCCCGGACGTTTGGTGTTCTTGACCACGGCTGATGGTGCTAGTAGTCCGACAGAACGGATGCGGATTGATAATGCGGGGAATATGTCATTAGCATCTGGCGGTACGGTTTCTAACCAGCGCGTCCGACTAGCAGGAAGTTTCACACAAGGCACAACTGGTTCTGGAAATTCATTTGGGTTTATTCAGGCTGGCACGGTACAGAGTGACGTAACAAACTTATTTGTTACTTATAGGTCTGAGACTAGAACTGCTGCTGCAAGTTTTGCACTTGGTAATTACTGGCACTTTCAAGCATCGCAATTATCTATTGGAGCTGGTTCATCTATATCTTCGCAAATTGGTTTTTTAGCTGAAAACACATTAACCGGCGCAACTAACAACTACGGCTTCTACTCCGACATCGCTAGTGGTACAGGTCGTTGGAACTTCTATGCGAATGGTACGGCGGCGAATTACTTCGGTGGAAATACCATCATTAATGGTGCTGTAGGCGTAGGAGCAGCAGGTTCACCAAGTTACGGCACCTCCGGTCAAACACTAACTTCTCGCGGTTCGGCTGCTGCACCCGTATGGTCTAACCCCGGCATCATCTCTGCCCTTGTATTTGGTTTATAAGGAAGCGTCATGGCAAACCCAAGTATTCTTTCCGCGACTTCCATCATAGGAGAGAACTCGCTAACTTCTCTTACTACGACGGGGGCTACGTCCATTCTGAGTAATGCTGCGTCAAGCAACAAGGTGTTCAAACTAAACAGCATTATTGTTTCTAACGTGGACGGTGCGACTCCGGCGGACATTACGATCAACTTCTACAGCGCGGCGGCACTAGGCGGAACAGCGTTCCCAATCGTTTCTACGTTGTCTGTCCCTGCGGATTCGTCGGTAATTGTCGTTGATAAAACCACAGGGTTGTACGTAAAAGAAAACCAATCAATCGGTGCTACGGCAGGCACCGCAAACGATCTTGTTGTAGTGGCTTCTTGGGAAGAAATTACATGAGTCTTCGTTATATTGGTGGTCGTCTTGTTGGTAGTGTTGATACCAATACGTCTGGGATAAAAATCCCATCAGGCATTTTTACGCCTAACCAATTAACTGAAGCAGATATTCCAGCAGCCGGTCAACAGGAATACACCACCGCAGGTACTTTCTCTTGGGTAGCGCCACTTAACGTCACAAGCGTATCCGCTGTTTGTATTGGTGGGGGTGCAGGCGGTAACTACTCAACTGCGGGTAACGGTGGTTCGGGTGGTGGCGGTGGTGGATTAGGTTGGAAAAATAACATCGCAGTTGTTCCCGGCACTTCTTATACCGTCATAGTGGGTGTTGGCGGCACCAGCTCTTCAACTTCTAACATTTCTGTTACCGGCGCAGGAGGCGATAGTTCCTTTATCAACACCTCGACTGTCAGGGGCGGTGGTGGGGCAGGCCCTTCTACCTTCCTTGTTGGTGGTACGGGCGGAACCTTTACCGGAGACGGTGGTGGTAATGGTGGAGCAGGGGGCTCTGCTGCGGGGACTACTAGTGCCGGGGGTGGTGGGGGTGCTGGCGGGTATTCAGGCGCTGGCGGTGCTGGTAGCGCATCAGGCGCAGCAGCAGGCAGCCCCGGAACCGGGGGTGGTGGTGGTGGTGGCGCGGGGGGAGGCAGCGCAGATACAGGTGGAGGTGGTGGCGGCACTGGCATTTATGGTGAGGGCACAAGCGGGTTTGGTGGGTCTGCTACCGGCGGGGACGGTGTTGGGGCAGGGGGTGGTTCTGGTGGTGGTAATGGAACCCAGCAATTTACTGGTGCAAACTTTTACGCCACAAACCTACTATCCACCCCCGGTGCCCCCGGTGGAGGTTCTGCGGGGTCAGATTCCACTGGGCTTGAGATGGCAAACGGCGCAGTAGGCGCGGTGCGTATTATCTGGGGTAAAAATAGAGCGTTTCCTTCTACTAACACGGGTAATCTGTGATGGAACTGTATATTCGTATCGTTGACGGGCAACCGTTTGAGCACCCGATTATGGGCGATAACTTCCGGCAGGCGTTTCCACATGTTGACGTAAACAACCTGCCACCTGAGTTTGCGCGATTTGAGCGAGTACCTTGCCCTAACCCAGATGAAGGTATGTACCTAGTTGAAGCGACATGCACTTATCAGTGGGTTGATGGCATTGTTAAAGATGTATGGCAACTGACGCAAGCGCCTATTCCAACGGAGGCTTAAATGCCGTTTGTTCTTAACGACAGGGTACTTGAAATATCGACGACAACAGGAACAGTCCCTTTCGTTTTGGGAGGCCCTCCTTCGGGCTACCAATCTTTCTTGTCAGGTATTGGCGGTAGCAACACCACGTTTTATGCAGCGTTTAACACCGTTGCTAATGAATGGGAATTAGGTCTTGGTACATTGAATGCCGGAGCCACAGAACTTACTCGCACAACGATATACAGTAGTTCTAACAGTAACTTAGCGGTTAACTTTTCTGCTGGCACTAAGAATGTCTTTGTAGCTCTACCTTCGTCACAAACGCTTACTGCCAGTCAATCAAACATTTTTACCGCTGCGCAGACGTTTAGAGCAGCTAGTGCGGTTCGTTCAGAAGCAGCAGCCACACAAGATGCTGTTGTACTTGCTGGACGGGCAGGCGGCACATCGTCTTATGCAGTAACTATAACTCCTACTACGCTGTCTGCAAACCGCACGCTAACTTTAGCAGACGGGAATACCACATTAGTCGCAGGTACAACGGCAGTCCTTGGTACGGCGCAGACATTTACCGCAGCACAGACTTTCCGGGCAGCGAATGCAGTTCGTTCAGAAGCAGCAGCTACACAAGACGCGGTAGTGTTGGCAGGGCGCGCAGGAGGTACAGGTTCTTTTGCAGTTACTTTGACCCCCACTACGCTTTCTGCCAGTCGCACTCTGACACTTCCCAACGTCACTGACACTGTAGCGACGATTGGAACTGCACAAACATTTACTGCCGCTCAAACATTCCGAGCGGCGAATGCTATTCGTTCGGAAGCAGCTTCTACGCAAGATGCTTTAGTTGTTGCGGGTAGGGCAGGGGGCACAGGAAGCTTTGCCATTACGCTTACCCCCGATACATTAGCGGCGAATAGAACGTATACGTTTTCAGACCCCGGCGAAAATGTCACCGTTGGGTATTTAAACATCCCACAGAATTCGGAATCGGCTGATTACACGTTAGTAGCGTCCGATGCTGGAAAGCATATTTTCCATCCCTCTGCGGATACCACTCCACGAACTTTTACAATTCCAGCAAACGGCACTGTTCCATACGCCATAGGCACAACAATTACTTTTATCAATCAAAACGGAGCAGGGGCAGTAACCATTGCAATCACCTCCGACACAATGCGATTAGCGGGGTCTGGGGCAACGGGTAGCCGGACTTTGGCGGCTAATGGTATTGCAACATGCATAAAAGTCACTAGCACTGAGTGGCTTATTTCTGGGACCGGGCTAACGTGAGTGGCATTGTTCAAGGATTACTTGCTAGTCTTGGCACGGCGATCCCCGGTCAGAATGCATATATCGTCCCCGGCACTTACACATGGGTAGCGCCTGAACACGTGTCATCTGTTTCTGTTGTTGCTATAGGTGGTGGCGGTGGCGGTAGCAACGGTGCTGGTAGTGGCGGGGCGGGTGGTGGCGGGGGTGGCCTTGGCTGGAAAAACAATATTCCGGTTGTATCCAGACAGTCGTACACGGTTGTTGTTGGCGTAGCAGGAGCTAGAGGCAACACCGTAGCTAGTGATGGTGGAGATAGCTACTTTATTAGTACTGGAACTGTGTATGGGCAAGGCGGACGCGGAGCAACTAGCGCACTTGCGGGCGGGGCCGGGGGCACATTTGTAGGTGATGGTGGGGGTAACGGTGGTAGTTCTGGAACCTCGACCACAGCTTCTGCGTCTGGTGGTGGCGGTGCTGGTGGGTATTCCGGTAACGGCGGGGCAGGCGCTGCTACAGGTCTTGCCGGAGGAAACGGCGCTGGAGGTGGAGCCGGTGGCGGTTCTGCTGGCGGGTCGTCAGATGCCGCAGGTGCTGGTGGCGGTGTTGGTATTTTAGGTGAAGGCACGTCAGGAACAGGCGGGGCGTTTAGCGGTGCGGATGGTGCACCGGGTACCGGCGGTTCTGGCGGGGCAAATGGTTCTCCTACTCCGGGGTCAACGGCAAACCCATCCACAGGTGGAGCGTATGGTGGTGGCGGTGGCGGCGCAGAACTTTTAAACGAAAACGGCCCCGGCGCAGTAGGTGCAGTGCGTATTATATGGGGTACAGGGCGCTCTTTCCCTGCTACTAATACCGGCGATGTGTAAGAAATGCTTGGCTTTACTCCCCTCTCGCAGATACCGTTATCCAGCCTACCTGCGGCGGGAGGGACTAATGTCGCCGTTAATCTCACGGGCGTATTCGGTACTGGGCAAACAGGCACACTAGATGCGACGGGCACAGCAAATGTCACGCTTACTGGTGTTGTCGGCACGGGTCAAACCGGCACATTAGCCGCTACGGGCGATGCGCCTGTTGATGTTACAGGCGTATTTGGTACCGGCTTTGTTAACTCTGTAACGGTTGCGGCAAATGCGGATGCTGCGGTTACTAGCGTTACAGGTACGGGTCAGACAGGAACGCTTGATGCCACCGGCACAGCTAACGTAACTCTTACCGGAGTAGTAGGAACAGGCCAAACTGGTACTGCCACAGTAGCCGGTAGTGCTCCCGTAGATGTCACCGGGGTGTTTGCTACTGGTTTTGTAAACTCGGTTGCCACTACCGCGAACGCGGATGTGCCCGTTACAGGGGTTACGGGTACCGGTCAAACAGGCACGGTAACTACCAATTCGGATGGCAATGTAACACTGACAGGGGTTCAAGCCCAAGGTCAGATTGCAGCAAACAATCTCCAAGACGGCACACAGTTTTTTGGATTTGGCCCGATTGGTAGTGCGCCATATGGCGATGCCTATGAGCGGTACAGCTTTGCGTCAGGTGACGCAAATGTTTCGGTTACAGGCGTATTTGCTACAGGCGCAGTTGGTACTGTTGCTACCACCGCAGATGCAAATGTCCCTGTCATCGGCGTTTCTGCGCAGGGACAGATTGGGGACGAAGCCACCTCTGGTAGCGCCTCTGTTTATGTAGTCGGGGTATTTGGTACAGGGCAAACTGGGACATTAGATGCTACGGGCGATGCAAACGTATCGCTCTCTGGGGTATTTGCTACTGGCGAAGTTGGGACAGTAACTACGGAAGCGAATTCCGATGTGTCACCAACCGGGGTTTTTGGTACAACTCAGCTTGGGATTGTTACTACAACCGCCGATGCAAATGTCCCGGTAATTGGTGTACAAGCTACTGGCGCAGTTGGCACTGTAATTGTTGAGCCGGGAGTCCCTGTATTTGTAGTTGGGGTACAGGCGACGGGTTTCGTTGGTCAGGTCATGATTTGGTCTCAGATCAATGACAACCAAAACCCTGATTGGCAGAACATAAATGATGCGCAAGGGGCGGTATGGGCCGCAATAAATGACGCCCAATCCCCTGATTGGCAGGACGTAAATAATGCCCAAGGGGGCACTTGGCAAACTATTGATGATGGTAATAATGTGATCTGGCAAGAGATACCAGATCAGTAAATTGTGGACCCGCTCACCCTTCTAGCAGCAGCAAATGCAGCGGTCGCGGCAGTCCGAAAGGGCTGCGAGTTGTACAAAGAAATCAAGGGCACAGCGGGTGATGTAAAGGAAGTGTTGGATGACTTGAAGGAGCAGTACCACAAGATCGTCGACCCAACGCCGATACAGAAGCAGCAGTACAACGCGGAAGTGCAGCGGGTGCAGGAGATAGCGAAAGCCGATCCTAATGACGTTTTCACCGACATTGGCAATCAGTTGGGTGCGTTGATGGACAGCTATGACGCAATCAGCAAGTTGTTCCTGAAGGAGCAGTTGGACGCGAAGCAGGTCTACAAGGGTGAAGAGAGTATCGGGCGGCGGGCGTTGAAGCGCATATTGATAACGGCAAGACTAGACGCTATGCTGGTAGAGATTCGAGAGACGATGACGTACCGAGCGCCGCCGGAGTTGGGCGCACTTTGGAGTAAGTTTGAAGAGATGTGGCAGCGGATCGTTGCCGAGCAGGAAGAGGCCCACGCAGAAGAACTTAGATTAGCTCAGATAGCAAGATGGCGACGCAAAAGAAGAATAGCGGAACTCAGGGCAAAAGTGGCATGGATTTCAGCAGTCGTTTTCGTAATAGCGTGGGCGGTGGGACTAATGTGGCTAACGACAAGAAGCACGATTCAGAGGATGTACCTTGGTCACTTATCGTTGTAGTGATGGCGGTTCTTTTGATGTTCTTCATCATTATGCCGATCTTAGCTTTTATGTACTACGACATGTACTACGCGACGCAGGCAGCAGTGCATGAGGTTCGCAAAATGCGTGAGCTGCGCAAAGAAATACAACTTGAACGGATGTACGATAGATAAGGAGCAATGATGCTGACGCTTATTTCGACCCTTGGTGGCTACCTAGTCGCCCTCTTTCCAAGACTGTTTGATCTTCTCCAAGACCGTGCGGATAAAAAGCATGAGCTAGACATCCTGCACATGCAGATGCGCCAGCAGTTGGCGCTGACCGACAAAGGCTATTCCCCATCAGATAAGACTGAGGAAGTCCGCGAGAACGACGAGCAGGATCACCAGCAGTACATGGCTCAGATCGGTGCCATCTACAACAATCAAGAAAAACTATTGGAATCGTCCTCCCAGTGGGTCAAGGATATGACGGCGGCTACCCGCCCGTTCGTGACGTTTATCTTTGTGTTCGAGCTTGTGCTGATTAACTTGCTGACCATGCTGTGGATATTTATGCACGGCGACAAGGTGACATCAATCGGCGAACTGATCCAGATCATGGAGATCGTGTTTGACGCCGACGAGATGGCGCTACTCGGTACCATCATCGCTATGTGGTTTGGCTCCCGTGGTAACTCGAAGGCTGGCAAGTGATTTACCTTGTCTATGCGCGGGTAGCCGCAACGGTGTTGCTATGTGCTTATTTGATAAGTAATCTGCCATGAAACTACCACTTGCCACAATTGCAATGATTAAGCATCACGAGGGGGTGCGGTATAAGCCTTACAAGTGTCCAGCGAAGTTGTGGACGATAGGTGTGGGGCATGTGCTGTACCCCGAGCAGGGCAAGATGCCCGTCGATCAACGCGATAAGTTCGCACTCAAAATAGAGGACTTCCGTGTATTTAGCAAAGAAGAAGTTGATTCGATCCTTGAGAAAGACTTACAGCGCTTTGTCGCTGGTGTTCTTCGTTACTGCCCTGACCATCTTAACGAAAATCGCTTGGGCGCGTTGGTCAGCTTTGCATTCAATGTTGGGCTAGGCACTCTCCAGAGATCAACCCTGCGACAGAAGCACAACCGTGGAGATTTTGAAGGTGCGAAGCAGGAGTTTCTGAAGTTCACGAAGGGCGGCGGCAAGGTCTTGCCGGGGCTGGTCAAGCGCAGGAATGACGAGATAGCCCTGTATTTTGCGGAACCAAAATGAACCCCTACCTGATCCTCGGTGGTGTTCTAGCCATTGGCTTGGCGGCTGGGGGCGGGTATTATAAAGGCAATTCTGCGGGTAAATCTGAAGTCCAGCAGGCGTGGGACAAAGAAAAGGCTGACCAGTACGCCGCTTACGCCAAAGGCCAAGAAGAAGCACGGCAAAAAGAACAGGAATTGCAGGCGGCAGCAGATAAACTGCGAAGGGAAAAAGATGCGCAGATCAGGGATATTAATGCTCGCAATACCGCTCTTGTTAACAGCTTGCGCGACAGGCCGGAGCGCCCCGCCAAAACAGATACCGTGTCCGGTTCTACCCGATCTTGCAGTGGAGCCTCCGGCGCGGAGCTGGCAAAAGGAGATGGAGAGTTTCTTGCAGGGTACAGTGCCGACGCAGCCCGCCTCCAAGCAGCCCTCGACCAGTGCATCAAACAATACAACGCCGCAAGGCAAAAGTAAGGAATAGCCATGCCAAGTACATATTCTCAAGACCTACGTATTGAACTAATTGCTGCCGGTGAGCAATCCGGTACATGGGGCTCTACAACCAACAACAACTTAGGCAACTTAATTGAAGATGCTATTTCCGGCGCTGTTGTAATTACAATCGACCCCGGCACTGGGGTGCAGCAAGCAATACTAGCCGCAAATGGCGCGATTGATCAGGCGCGTTGTTCGGCGCTTGTTTTAACCGGCGCTACAGATGATTTTGAAATTTTTGCCCCCCCAGTTACTAAAATCTATGTCATACGAAACGAGTGTTCGTTTCAAGCTACGTTGTGGTGCGCTACTACAATTAACGGCACTACTGCCCCAATAGGCGCTTCCGGCTACATTATTCCTGCAAACAAAACTGTACTTGTTCACTCCCCTGATGGCGTTCAGTTCTACGACGCTATGAACTATTTAAACAGCGCACTACCAGCTAACAGCGGGGGTACAGGATTCCAAACTTATGCAGTTGGTGATCTGCTTTATGCAAACACAACTACATCATTAGCTAAATTGGCGGACGTTGCTACGGGAAATGCTTTAATTTCTGGCGGAGTAAATACCGCCCCTGCTTGGGGAAAAGTAGGGCTAACTACTCATGTTACTGGGGTGTTGGATGAGACTAATGGTGGTACAGGTCAATCTACCATTCCAGCGTTATCTGTTCTTGTTGCAAATACATTAAATACTTTAACCCCTGTGACGGTAACAGCAGGGCAATCAGTAAAGTTAAATAGTGGCGGCACAGCATGGGAGGCCTATACTCCTTCAGGCGCAGGCAGTGTCACTTTTACAGGCACCGTCCCAGTAGCCCAAGGGCAAGTAACAGTATTTAACGACACCTCAGGCACTTCCATTACCACTGCGCGCACGTATCAGTTCCGGGCAACAAGTGCGGGGCCCGCGCAAATTCAGTTATTTGAAGATACCGACAGCGGCGCCGACGCTATAACTATTCAACCTCCTGCCACACTTGCTAGTAGTTACACGCTGACGTTACCTACAACAGACGGCTCTGCTAGCCAATTACTACAAACAGATGGTTCTGGAGTTTTGACTTGGGCGACAATTACAGCAGGGACAGGGATTACTGTTACGCCTGCGTCCGGGTCTATAACTATTGCAGCAACAGGCGGTGGTGGCACTGGGGACGTAGTAGGCCCGTCTTCTGCCACTAACAATGCGATTGTTCGCTTTGACGCAACTACAGGTAAGTTAATTCAAAACTCGGTTGTAACTATCTCTGATACGGGCGCAGCAACAGGATTTACTACATTAAATGCCAGCAGCACAATAACAGGTAACGGGTTCGTCTCAAGTACCGGCGCATATAACTTTACTGCAAGTGCCGAATCTATTTTTGGTTCTACTGGGTTAGTTTCTATTGCTGTTGGTGGCTCTGCGCGTATTGACGTAACTATTTCTGATTTTCTACCAGACGGCGATAACAACATGGGGTTGGGTTCTTCTGGTAAACGCTGGACTGCGGTGTATGCAGTAAACGGAACTATTCAGACTTCTGACGCCAACAGCAAACAAGACATTGCTGATCTTGACGACGCCGAAAGACGAGTGGCGGCGCGTATTAAAGGGCTGATTAAAAAATTTCGCTTTAAGGATGCCGTAGCCACTAAAGGGGATGCAGCGCGTATTCACGTGGGAGTAATTGCCCAAGAAGTACGAGACGCGTTTACTGCTGAAGGACTTGATGCAGATCGTTACGGCATGTTCTGTTCGGATACATGGTGGGAGCGCGAAGAAGATGTGTATCAACCCTTTAACGGGACCACTGTACGTAAGAAAGTAATTCACAAAACCCCAGTAGAAAGTGCGACTGAGGTTACTCAGTTAGGTGTGCGCTACGACGAGCTTCTCGCGTTTGTTATTGCCGCTATGTAAGGGGCTAAGATGCCACTACAGAAACTACAACTGCGCCCCGGTGTAAACCGCGAGGGTACGACGCTCGCCAACGAAGGTGGTTGGTATGACTGCGATAAAGTTCGATTTCGTTCAGGTTACCCGGAAAAGATAGGTGGGTGGGCTGCACTGTCTTACAACACATTTCTTGGCGTGTGTCGGTCTTTGTGGAATTGGGTGACCTTAAAGAACTACAACATACTGGGGGTAGGTACAAATTTAAAGTTCTACGTCGAGAATGGCGGAACTTATTACGACATTACGCCAATCAGAGAGGTTAACGACAACAGCCCTCTTAATGACATAACACTTGAAATTACAAATGGCTCTAGCACACTGACTATTACTGACCTAAACGCTGACACGTTACAAGTAAATGATTTCGTAACTATAGCCGGTGCTATTGATTTAGGCACAGCAGGTACAAACGTGCTTGCTGCGGTTTTAAATCAAGAATATCAAATTACATCCGTAATAAGTAACACTAAATATACAGTTACTCTACGTACAGCTGATACTTCTGTAACCGGGATTAACTTTACAGTAAACCCTACAACATCTGTTTTAACAGTTTCTCCTACTGTAGCTATCAATAACGGCGAGATAATTACGCTACTGCCTACAATCGCAAGTCCAGCGGGGTTAAATACAGGGGTAACTTATTACATAGTTAACGCTGTTAGCAACACTTTTCAGCTGTCGTTAACGTCTGGCGGTAGCCCTGTTTCTATAACTACTGTTGGTACAGGACAGCAAGCGTTTTACTTTGTTCTTGAGTCTAACCGTACTGCCTCTAGTGGCACGATGGCAGCGGTCACGCTTACTTATCAGTTGCAAACTGGGCAAGCTATTTATACAGAAGGTACTGGGTGGGGCGCGGGTCCTTGGGTTCCATATTCAGCTACAACACTGACTGATCCATTTGCTACTGTTAGTGGTTCATCTACTATTACAGTGACACAAGCTGGGCATGGACTAACCACTGGGCAGTATGTTTATTTTAATTCTATATCTGACACAGACGTAAGCGGTATAACAAATACGGTTCTGCAAAAAGCTTTTGAAGTTACTGTTACCGGCTCAAATACTTACACAATATCTACAGTCATAGGTCAAGCGCCGGGGCCTGTTATTACATATACGGCAAATGCAACAAGTTCGACGCAAGGTGGCACTGTTGCTGTGTTTTACCCGTCTAGTGTAGTTGCTAATAGTATTAGAACTTGGAATTCTGGATATACCACTGGTATCGGCTTACAGTTGCGTTTATGGAGTCAAACTAACTTTGGTGAACGCCTATTGTTTAGTCCACGTCAGGGGCCGTTATTTGTTTGGGACCCCGGCGCTGGAGCTACCCCAGCGTTTTCACAACGCGGGCAACTAGTAAGCGGGTTAGATGTGCCTAGTAAGATCGGTCAGATTATGGTGTCTGACATTACTAGGATAACTATAGCTTTTGGTTGCAATGATATAGGTTTGTATGACACAACTGAATATGACCCACTTTTGGTTCGATGGTCTGATGCTGAAGACTATACTAGTTGGTCGGAATCAGTATTAAGTTTAGCTGGTTCTACCCGGCTATCTCATGGGTCTGAAATAGTCGGGGCTATACAGACACGACAAGAAATATTTGTTTTAACTGACGCTGCTGCGTACGCCATGCAGCTTGTACCAGACGCTGTTTTTAGTTTTACTTTACTTGCAGACAATATATCAATCGTCTCGCCCAACGCTATGGCAACTGCGGCGGGGGTTGTGTATTGGATGGGCGTGGATAAGTTTTATATCTATTCAGGTCGAGTTGAAACTCTTCCCTGCGCTGTGCGTCAGTACGTGTTTACAGATATAAACAGAGATCAAGAGTCACAATTTTTTGCTGGTACTAACGAAGGTTACAGTGAAGTTTGGTGGTTCTATTGTTCTGTATCTGGGCCTGACGGTACAGGCACATTAGAGAATCCAAACAACATAGTAGACCGTTACGTCATATTTAACTATCTTGACCGCGTTTGGTACTACGGCAAGCTAGACAGAACAGCGTGGCTAGACTCGCCGTTAAGACAGTTCCCGCAAGCAGCTACTGGTAATAATTTAGTTGTAATTCATGAAGCGTCGGTTGATGATAATTCAACCCCTGAGCCTGCTCCTATTCAAGCCTACATCCAATCGTCGGATTTTGATATTAGTGATGGGCATAACTACGGCTTTGTTTGGCGGATAATCCCAGACATCACATTTGATGGGTCAAACACTACTGGCCTTACAAACGTAAACCCATACGTTAAATTCAAGATACGCCCTAGGCAGAACCCCGGTTCCGGCTATTACGCTGGGGTTTTATCGCCCGAAGTTGCCTCTAAAGATAGTTATGCGGGCACTCAAACTTATAACGTGCAGCGGTTCACCGAAATAATTTACAGCCGTGTACGTGGGAGACAAATTGCTTTCCGTATTGAGTCCGACTCATTAGGCACTCAATGGCAGTTAGGTGTGCCGAATATTGACGTAAGACCAGATGGGCGGCGTTGATGGCTACTACTAATATAGTAACTACTGGGTCTACACAGTTTGTAGCGACCAAAGCACCTGCTCTACCTTTTGCGCCTGTTCAGTATGACCGTGGGTATCAAGACACTTTTAACAACATTCTCCGGCAGTACTTTAGTACGCTAGATAACTTTTTAGGTCAATTTATGGCGTCTTCATCGGGAATTTTAGGCGTATACGGCGCGGGTACGGGGGCTGATGCTTTTGGTCGCTTGCGGGTGTCTAACCCCTACACGTTGTTTGATAGCCAGAATAGATTTCAAGCGGACAATCAATTTAGTCAATCTCTTACTGGCACCGGTTCAGCTACTTATTTACCAAACGAGTCGTCTGTCAGTTTGCAAGTAACAGCTAACGGAGACGAAGCAATACGACAATCTTTGCGTTGTATGCCCTATCAGCCGGGTAAAGGGCTACTAGTGATGTGTACTTTTGTTATGCCCAGCGCAACAGGTGTTACTTCGCGGGTGGGCTATTTCAACGCTAGTAACGGTGTGTTTTTCCAACAGGTTGGCGGTACTAAGTCTTTTGTACTCCGCACTAATACTAGTGGTACTCCAAGTGATGTAAGAACTATTGATCAAAGTGAATGGAACGGAGATAAGTTAGACGGCACCGGGGCGTCGGGCGTTACGTTAAACACTAACAACGCACAGATTTTATGGATGGATTTTGAATGGCTGGGCGTAGGGTCGGTGCGTTGCGGGTTTATTATTAACGGCGAATATATTGTTTGCCATACGTTTAACAACGCAAATGACCTAAACAAAGTCTACATGACCACCGCTATCCTGCCAGTGCGGTATCAAATTACCCGAACAG